TGTACTCCCACAATTTGGAAATTGCGAAAAGTACTCTTGACCTCAAGGTTTGCTCTGGATGGAGAAACCTCGATGTTCAGCATCTCAAAGAACATATCTCTGAAGACCAACTGGTAATGGTTGATCGACAGGGACAGAGGTCCTATGACGTATGCGTCGATAGGGTGGATCTGGTAACGGGTCTGTTCTATACACCTGGTTGGTTAGCACCAGATGGTCCAAGTCTAACCCTTCAACCCCAACTTGTAAAGTTCTTAAGTCGGGCGGCCAAAAGCCAGCTTCAGTTGAAGTTAAATCGTGCGGTTGTTGCTTATCGAGCAATTGTACAAATCTTTGATTCATTTGTTCCAATGATCAAAAAAAGGAACTTTCTGAGACTCGAGAAGTCGCGCGCACATTTGTGGTGTGATTTGCTTGAACTCAGCCTGAAAGACATTATGGAGAAATACCTCAAGGAGGATTTCTGTCATCTCATGGCGTATGGAACGAGAAAAACTAGCAGCCGATCCGGGCTGGCAGTATTCTCTGGTTTTCTTAGGAAGATGTTATTAACTCGTGCTATTCGTATGTCGAATAGTGGGAGTAGTGGTCGTAAGGCTGCTGCTTTCATTAGATCGATGTATGAATCGAAGCGATGTTGGAACGAAATGTCCGACGAACTTCGGGTTCAAAGCATGGAAAAACACAAACAGCTCTTATCTTCTGAAAAAACCATCTCTGAAACAGCAAAAAACTGGATCAGAAGAAGCGTCAATATAATAGTACCGCCAGGTACACGATATGTTGAGAACAATTGTGTGCCCACGTGGAGTGCATCTTACGAGACTTCACGGGCTGACGGTGGTAATCATAGTAGTGTCTTGAAGGAGGGGAAGAGTTTTGAGATCTGTGAGACCCAAAATATTCAGAGAGACTTCTCGCGTGACTTAGAGTTCAGACTCCTGTCACAGGCAGATGAAGAAGAGAATGATGTTAAGTACCAAGCTATACCGGAACCTGGAAAATTCCGTGTGATAACCATAGGGCGAGAGGCTATTTATAGTTCTCTCCGTGCTTTTCAGACATTCCTTATCTCTCAGTGGAAAAAATCATCTATCGGAACTATGACTGATGATGTTCTTGAAAAAATTCTCAAACTCAGAGAGGTAGATGGTGAGCTCTATTTTTCAGGTGATTATGACTCGGCTACGGATGCTTTATCCATGGACGCGACTCAGGTATGTATTGATCAAATATTAGAGAATTTGAATATCTCTAATTCATACTTGGCTCGTATCTTAAGAAAAAGTTTCAGTGGCGCGACGATTCATTATCCTGATGGGACTGTTGTGAAACAGACCAGAGGCCAGCTCATGGGCCATCCCATCTCGTTTCCTCTATTGTGTATTATTAACTTGTCTACATATATGCGTTGCATGACCATCACAGGTGCACGCGATCCTCGTTTGAAGAAGGTGTTAATCAATGGTGATGATATCCTTTTCAAAGGTAGACTTCAAGACGGTCGTCGTTGGCGTGAAGCGGCTGACGATGTTGGATTGATCGTAAATGAGGCAAAGACTTATGAGTCACCTCGTTGGGCCCTGATCAATTCCATTTTTGTAGATATGATTTCTGGACAGAAAGTTAATTATGTCCCCCTCTCTATGGCTTTAGGTCATAATGTTAAAAGAGGTGAAATCACTCGGACCTTGGGTCAAGCTCCGGCCATTTGGCGCTTAATCGAGCTTTGTCCTAACGAGCGCTCTAGACAGATGTGTCAGCGTATCTACTTAAAAACCTTAGATCGTCTTTCTCCTCACTTAGGTTCTTTTGTTCCTAACTTTTTTCTTCATAAAGATCTTGGTGGATATGGCATAGAGCCGTCCACGGGGTGGAGATTCGGTATCAGTGAAAGCCAGCGAAAGGTCGCGACTTTCTTCATGCGGAATCGTGCTATCCGGGCCATTAAAGAAAAAATTATGGAGCTTCCTAAGGCTGTAACAGCAGCGCTCGAGAAATTGAAGAAACTCCGTCCTCCTACTTTCGATTGGGTTCTACGCGGAAAACCGGTAGAAGGGCCTCTCGAAGAGCATCAGGAAGTTGTTGACAATTATCTCGAACGTGTCTTACCTCTATGTTTACGCTCAACATGTTACGTTGTTGGAGCCGGTAAGACGGTTGATTACGAGCTTCGTCATGAATATCGACAGGCTCTCAAAACGAAGGAGATACCTTGTAATCAGAGAAAGTTAAAGACCTATCTTCCCGCGAGGGAGATTTGTGAGACAATTCGTCAAAGATCTGTACAAACTGCTCTGTCCTCTGATGAAGATATTGAATCTGACTTCCCTTCCGAGAAGGAGGAAGTCGATTCTGATTCTGAGTTCCATTGTCTTTGGGACTTAGATCTTTGAGTGTGTTCTTGGACCTGGAAAGTCGTTAAACTTGGCCATGGGGTTGTAATGTTAAGTATCCAAAACGGTGTCTTATTCTTATAGTCTTAGCCAGAATGCCGAAAGGCCTGTGGTTAACTGGGGGATTCTTCGGACGAACCAGAAGCAAAGATTAGGACTCAATACTTCCGTACTAAGATAGTAAAAGATGGCAGTGCGCCACCCTTCGGGGCTATCGGAACGTCGACAGACTACACGGATACCCAAGATGTTGGTCATTACAATGTATAGTCGCACTGTGGAGACAGTGGGATCCCATACTAAACACTCATGAAGTCATCTTCTAAGAAAGCTGGAAAGAAACCAGTCTCAAACAAAAACTCTTCTAAGACTCCGAAGGAAAAGAGTCAAAATGGTGAATCTGTTGCAGTTGCTTACTCCAAAAGAACTGTATCCAAAGCTCCGCAAGTGATGTCAGGCAAAGGAATGACGAGAATCGTTCACGAGGAACTACTCTCTACGATAGTAGGTTCCGACGATTTCTCCGTCTTTGCCACCCTGCCGCTCAATCCTGGGATGTCCTTGACATTCCCTTGGTTGTCCGGTCAGGCGCGATTCTGGGAACGGTATCGCTTTAGAAAACTTCGGTTTATCTACTCGACATCTCAAAGTTCTGGAACACCTGGAAGGATCATGTTGTCCCCGGATTATGATTCTGCAGACGCCCCTCCCCAAACTGAAAGAGAAGCCTATGCGAATGAAGGAGCAGTTTCTGATGTGCCTTGGAAAATGGAGTTAATCTGTGATCTGAAGCCTTCGTCACTGCACGCCCTGGGGCCTACGAAGTTCGTTAGATCGAGCGGATTGGCGCCCAACCTTGATATCAAGACCTATGATTCAGGGAACCTTCATGTCTGCACTCTTGATGGTAGTGCCATTAAATGGGGTAAGCTTATGGTTGAGTATGATGTGGAGCTTTTCACACCCCAGCTTAACGCGTTCAATGATTCTTTGTTGGTCTATGCGAAGAACAAGCTTGATCCTTCTGATGGTGCTCTCCTTACTGCTGGAGAAATTGATGCAGGAAGCTCAACGGATATTACCTGTTTGGCTAATTCGATTATCTTCAATCTTCCCGGTCAATATTGGATCTCTCTGTTTCTCTACGGAGAGAGCCCTGCACTGCACGCGTTTTCGCTGAGTGCTGGGTCGACATTAGTTCATGATGTCGGCGTTATTGACGCTGCGGGGACTGGGATATTTCGGAACATTCAGGTCAATGTTCTTGCCGGAGCTGTCCTCACTCTAGCGGATACAATTGGTGAGCCTGGCGGTGGAGCTGGATATTGCTATATCAACTCCTTACCTTCACTCTTTGGACCAGTCGTTCAGTCTTAGAAGGCACGATGGGATCTCTTGGTTGGATCCTTAAAAAAGAAACCTGTCCAACGCATATCTCAGGGCATCAAGCACCTTGAGGGGCTCACTGTAAAGTGAGCTGGGATCAGATTCTAGACCTTTCCGTTAATCGACCAGTATGGTGGGGTAACCCATCTAGCCTTGGAGAAAGTCCGGATCTAATCTGATTATTTGACACACACATTACACTGTTACAATCACTGTACCTGAGTTCCACTGGAATGACATGGGTTCGTTACCGATGAAGTTTTCGGGACGATCGCTGGGTATAAAGCCTTTTCATTAAGGTTTCCCTTACCAGAGCTTTATGGATCTTCACCGTTCACTAGTTTCCGAGGAAACGAACTGAATGGAATGAGCATGGAGAAGTTGGGCGTCTAAGAACCCCGTAATCTAGTCTTCTCTCCCATGGATATGATCAAGTTACATGTATTAGGGTGGGTGTGCTGTTGAA